TATTTGTTAATAGTTTAAACTAACTCCTCTGATTCTCGCCTCTTTAGAACCTAAAGCCTGATTGGCGAATGAAATTTTGTATTTTAATTGGGTTCCTGAAGTAACAGCTAAGTCATTTACTTTTGCCATTTTAATACCTGAACTAAAATCTGGTAAAGCAGTTAATGTAGCAGTAGAAAAATTACTACCGTTATCAGCTGAAAGTTGCATTACTATATCAGTATTTAGAGCATTTGTTCCAGCATTATCCTGGTAAGTTATAACTGCACCCATTTTTGTAGTTGCTGAACCGGCTGTAATTGCTGGGCAAGTAAAGTTACCTGTTGCGTTAGCTGTTGTTGTAGTAAGACCTTTAATTGCTGTCATTCCACTTTTATATTTGGGAGCATTAAAACTTCTATCTTGTACTCCTCTTCCAAAACTCCAAGCAGAAAATAAATCAGCTGTACTATCAAAATCACTTTGAGGAACAGTAAATTTAACAACATCATCAACTAAAATATATATTCTTCCACTCATTCTAGCCATTGTAATAACTGAACTTGCACTGGAAATTTCTGAACTCGATATCGTACCTAATAAAGTTTTACTAGAAGGATTTGTTAATTTTACAACTCTAATATCTTGTTGTTGACCTCCCAAAGCACAAATTATTCCACTAACATTAGCACCTCCAGAATGGTCTAAAATACTGGTGTTTTCTACACCAGAACCTTCCGTCAAAAAACCGAACATATAATAATCTGTATCTGTTCCATTACCGGTTCCACCAGTATTATGGTCAACACCAGCAAAATATATTTTAGTATTTCCTGTGTGTATTTTATCAGCATTATCGGGTGTGTGGCTTGCGTCTTGACCATCTGAAGAAGAAAGAAAAGTATAATTGTATGATGTGCCGATACCTAACCCTGGAGAATACTTATCTGTGGTACTTCCAGTTGACGACCATCTTGTATTACCATCACCCAATGCAATTTCCGTTCCACCTGCGTCAGCAGTTGTAGTTGTGGATGACACACTTGAAACAAACTCTCCAATATTTCTAGCTGTATCAGCACCATTTGTGTAACCTGTAGCGTCTTGAAATACATCTACATATTGCGAGTTAGTGTTAGACGCCGCTAAATTTTCTTGTGTATGAACTCTTAAACCTAATGTAGAAATATCATTAACAATTTTATCATCATCAAACTCTGTAACATCAATATTAATTGGTCTGCCTGTAGAGGCTACATTATTTGCAAAATTTCTTGTTCTAGTTCCCATTTTATCCTACTTTGGTAAATACCTAAATTGTATCTCTGCACCACTTCCTGGAGCCGTTGCAAAAGTTAAAGTTGTTCCTGATATTGTATAGTCGTCTGTTGGCACTAAACAAACTCCGTTTACAAATAATAATACATCTTCTACTGTTCTATTAGCAGCTATTGTAAATGCTGTCGTAGAAGCGTCACCTGTTGCCGTATCTTTTGAGTGACTTAAATGTTGTGACACATGAGTTGAAGTAACTGTAGCATTTGGTAATGTAACTGTTTTACCAGTCAAATCAAAAGTTGTGTGTAAATGTGTACCTTGTATAGAACCAGTTGGCACAAAATGTGAACCTTGTGCTTTTCCTTGAAATATACAATACATATCATCTCCAGTTGCTGGAGCTTCTGACATGGTCAAAGATGTTCCTGAAGCCGTGAAAGCTTTACCAGAACCAGGTTCTTGTCTAACATTATTGATAAACAACTCTACTTCATTTTCTCCAACTACAGATTGATTTAATGTAAATGCTGTAGTAGAACTATCAGCTGTAAACGACTGTTTAACAACCGAATGAAAAGTATCTGCTGGTTTATTTCCTATGTATGCCATTTAATCTTCTTTTTCCTATTATGTTGATATTGCGTCAACAGCGCTCACCCAAACATCAGCTGAACTAGCTGTGTCTGAAATTACTTTTAATGCGTCACCAGATTGTAAAACAAACCGTGAACCGCCATCAATAATTTGTAACATACCACCTTGAACAATCGGAGCACTTTTGACTAAGTAAATGTCATTGCTACCGTCATTGATATAAACATCAACATTGATTGTCGCTGAGGCCACATTACAAACAGAAATTCCTACAACTGTGTCATAAGAGTCGGCAGTCATTACTGTCGCAGCTCCTGTGCCTACATTGTTTGAGGTGTATCGTCTAAAGTTTTGTGCCATTTTTTATTTCCTCTTATTATTTATTACAAAGCCACAGCCATTGCAATTGCAAAGCCACTTGTTGGTATACTAGCTGGGTCAAATCTTCCTGCTCCTGCATTCCAGACTAAAGCTTGTTGGTCTGTTATACTAGCAATACTACCTACATTCGATATGTCTGCAATAGAACTATTTTCAGTTATTATTTTTACCCAACCACCTGTATCTGCAACATAAGCGTTATTACCACCTACATCATATGCAAACATACCTTCATAAGTTGAGGCTGTAGGCAATGAACCTGTATTTGCATAAGCAAACCTAATTTTGTTAGCTGCACTTGTTAAATCAATTGTACCTGTAGCCCCTGTTAAACTTAAATTTGCAATACTTGTGTTTGTACCACCAAGAGCAATTGTATCATCACCTAATGTTATTGAATTATTTGCTAATGAAGAATTTGCAATATTTGTAAGTGTATTATCAGGACCATTAATAGTTTTGTTTGTTAGTGTATCTGTACTATCTTTTAATACGATAGTACCTGTCGCATTTGGAATAGTAACTGTTCTATCTGCTGTAGGATTTTCTACTGTTAAAACTGTTTCGTGGTCATCTGAGGTTGTTCCTTCAAATGTAAATGAATTTGTTACTTCTATTGTAGTAGAATCTACTTTTGTTTGTGTACCTTGTACTGTAAGATTACCTGCAATAATAACATCATTTGGTAAACCAACTGTTACTGTACCTGAACTTTCTACCACCTCAACTTCATTAGCTGTACCTGAAATTGTTAAAGTAGAACCTAATGCTCTAGCAGTCGAGTTAGAACCATCTGATACTGTAATAGCTGAATTTGCTAATTGAGTATTTAAAATTCCTGCTGAACTTGATAAATTAGCATTATCTAAATTAGTAATAGTATTGTCAGGAGCATTTAAAGTTTTATTTGTAAGGGTGGTCGTAGATGAACCTGTGATAATTGTTCCATCAACTGCAAGTGTAAGGTTATTACCTGAAATTGTTGAAGTGATACCAGTACCACCTAAGATTTTAAAAACTTCACCATTTGCTGAAACTATAGTTTCAGTAGAACTATCATCATGTATTTTAATAGTACCATTTATAACAGTACCATTACCTAAGGCTGTATAGATTTCTGTAAAGTTAGCGTTAACTTTCTCAGCACCTGCACGGAGATTATCACCTGTTCCGTCATTTGCTACTGAACCTCTATTAATTAAATTTATTGCCATATATTTTTTAAACCTCTAAGACTATTTATAAACTTTCCTATGGTGTTGTATCATCAAATGTAATATTGTTTCTATCAAATTTGGTTATTGTGTTACTAAACAATTCAAGACTTACAGAAAATTGAGTTGGAAATGCATAATTTGTTTTTAGTGAACCACCTAGTAGTGTATTGAATATAGAATATGGTATCTCTTGACCATCAAAATTTGTTTTAGTACCTGTAATTCTCAATGAATTTAATGCCTGAAAAGTGTTTGCAAACGAATTAGGTGATGATGTACCAAATATAGTATTTGCATGTTTATTTATAGAACTAAATCTAGGTCCTGCGTATGCATAACCAGTCCTAACATCATGGTCAACACCAGACTTATCTGCTAATTTGTTTCTTTGCCTACTTAAATAATCAATTTCTATATTTTCTCTTGTTGCCGTTATATCTCTTGTAGTAGAAGAGAAAGGGTCTTCAAAATCATTACTTACATCTATTGTTCCACTTCTCAAATGTGCGTTTGGTCTTAGACTTGTACCATCTGTTTTTGTTCCTAATCTTCTACCAAATACAGTTAAGAAGATTGTATTTGCAATTTGTAAGAATGGTACTTCTTCTCTACCTGAAGTCACACCTTTAACAGGACCACCAGCAGTTACCGTAACTCTTGATTCAATATCTACTTGACCTGTAAAGTAAAAACCTGCTGTGTGCATTGTTTTTTTAAATGCGTCACGCCATTGTGCAATTGAACGACCTACTTTAATTACATAAGAATAATCTTGATAGTATAAACTATCTTGTACTCTCATAGTTGTTTCAGAAAGTTTACCTCTTTCACTAATAAATGCACCGTCTGTGTCTGATACTGATACAACATCTACAGAAGCAGTTGCTCTATCTAATTTTTTAAGTGTACATGTTCCTGATGTTGCTGATGTTAATGTATCATCAATAGCAAATGTACCTGTTACATCTTTTATTTTTAATAAACCTCTATTCGGGTCAAGATTGACAATTGTTCCTGAACCACCAGATGAACTTGTAATAGAGTTTGTAGTTAGAAATGTTCCTGAAACATTTGTAACAATACCATTATTAAAGAAACCTAGTGTAGGTGGTGTAGGAGAAGTTTCATAACTTCTACCTAATTCTACCGTTTTAACTTTTACAACTTTACCAACATCTGTACCAAATGCTTTTATAACTGCATTACTACCTGTTGATGAAGTTACTGATACTGTAGGTAGAGAAGTATATTGACTACCACCATTTGTTAAAAAGAAATCAGTAATTTGTTGTAGGTCTGTAAATTTTTCTTGCACTAATACTTTACCATCATAAGCGTCACCTGAAGTTGTTTCATCTTCTAAAACAATTCTATCACCCGTTGACATGCCTGAACCAGATTCTCCAGAAATACCACCATTTACAATCTTAACAAAACCGGCAGCATTACTACCATTTGTTCCTGTGTTTGTAAAGGATAAACTATCACCTATATTATAACCTGTACCTGCATTGTCAATAACCATTTCTGTGATAGAACCAGGACCTATTTCTTCTACTTGAAATAATGCACCCTCTCCACCAGCAGTTAGTGATATTGTATCTGTAGTAGAGTTTAATGAACCGTCATTGGTAATATTCTTATTACCTGGAATACCTGTAACATTTGCTTTAATAAAGTAATCGTCATTATCAGTTTCAGTACCTCTAACTTCTTCACCTACGGTAAATATGCCTTGTATAGAATCTTCATTTAAAATTAATTGTGTTACTGTTTTGTCACCTATTTGAAACTGTGATGTATTTTCTACAATAGCAGTTGTATTAGATGATTGGCCTGTAATTGTTCTACCAACTAATTGATTGGCGTCACCTACAGAGGCAATAACTCTTAATACTTTTAATGAATCAAATTGACCGTCTGAGGCCTTAAGCATTTGTTCTCTAGGATAAATTGTTTCAGAGGTTTCACCAAAAAGTATTCTAAAAAACATTTCATGGCCTCTTACAGAACCTTTTGCTCTGTATAAAGACTTGATGTTTTTAATTAGTTTTCTTTTACTAATACCTGCAGCTAAATTTTCTGGAAGAGTTGCTAAGAACTCATCTCTCATATTTGTTAAAAAATGACCTATTGCATTATCGGGGTCACGAAAATTAACTAAATCAACAATGTTATTTACAGGATTAGGTTTATAATTTGTAATGTTTGCTTGAGCGCCTGAACTGGCACCAATAATAATTTCATTTTCTACAAACTTGTCTTGTGCTGAAATTATTAATCTATTGTTTGCGATATCTTCAACAAGTACAACAGCAGTTGCCTTTGATGTTTGACCTGTAACAGTTTCACTTCTAACAAATTTACCATAAGTAGATTCTTCTAATAGTATTTTATCACCAGCGTCAAGTAATGTTCTAGCAGTATCTTTACGACTAGAGTTTAAAACTAGATTGTTTGTTTGACCTGTTTCTGATTGAAGTAAAATACCATCTGTGCCTTCGATAGTATCAATTGATAATTCTGCTGATTCTAAAAGTTGATAATAGACTTTAAGAAATTCGGCAAAT